ATATGTATGAAACCGAAGAGATAATGCTCGATGGACTTGATACTGTGATAGATTGGAAAAACACTTCTGATAATAGCTACGATGGAGAAAAATTATTACGCCTTATTCATGATGAGTCAGGTAAATGGGATAAACCCGAAAACATTCTTAATAACTGGCGAGTAACGAAAACGTGTTTAAGATTAGGAAGTCGAGTTGTAGGGAAATGTCTTATGGGTTCAACCTCTAATGCATTAGATAAAGGAGGTTCAAATTTTAAAAAAATCTTTGATGATTCATATCCTCTGAATCGCAATGCCAATGGACAAACAAAATCGGGACTATATTCCCTATTCATTCCGATGGAATGGAATTTTGAGGGATTTATGGATAAATATGGATGGCCCGTTTTTAATACTCCTCCTAAACCTATAGAGGCAGTTGATGGGGGAGATATTATCCAAGGGGTTGTTGACTATTGGAAGAATGAGGTAGCCTCTCTCAAGCACGATGCCGATGCCCTTAATGAGTTCTATAGACAATTTCCTCGTACTGAAGCTCACGCTTTCAGAGATGAAAGTCGCAATTCCTTATTTAATCTTACCAAACTTTATCAGCAAATAGATTACAATGACAACCTTATTAGTTCTCATGTACTTACTAAAGGATCGTTTCATTGGAAAGATGGGATAAAAGATAGTGAGGTAATATGGACACCTAATGATAGAGGAAGATTTATCATTAGCTGGTTCCCTCCCAATCATTTACGTAATAATGTTCTCATAAAACGAAATGGCAAGTATCCCGGTAATGAACATCTAGGGTCTTTTGGATGTGACCCTTATGATATATCCGGGGTAGTAATAGGAGGAGGATCTAAAGGGTCATTACATGGATTAACAACTTTCCATATGGATGATGGCCCTACGAATTGTTTTTTTCTAGAATATATCGCCCGACCCCAAACGGCAGAGATATTCTTTGAAGAGGTTTTAATGGCGTGTATATTTTATGGTATGCCCATCTTGATAGAGAACAATAAGCCTAGACTTTTATATCACTTTAAAAATAGAGGATATAGAGGATTTTCCTTAAATAGACCCGACAAGCCTAGACATAAACTTTCCAAAACAGAGATTGAGTTAGGAGGAATTCCTAATACTTCTGAAGATGTTAAGCAATGTCACGCTGCGGCCATTGAGTCTTATATAGAAAAGTATGTTGGCATAGACTCCACTAGCACGTATAGGGAAAGTGATGAGATGGGAGATATGTATTTTAACAAGACCTTAATGGATTGGGCAAGATTTGATATTACTAGAAGAACAAAGTATGATGCCACCATTAGTTCAGGTCTAGCCATTATGGCTAATCAGAAACATATTTACACTCCGATTAAAAAAGAATCAAAAATTAGCGTTAAATTTGCAAGATATAGTAATAAAGGATCAATTAGCCAAATACTAAAAGAATGAAATATACACCACTTACCATCGCACCCCTTTCTTTTCCTGGACAATTAGCCACAGATGCCGAAAAAGAATCTCCTGAATTTGGACTTCGAATTGGTCAAGCCATTCAGTTTGAGTGGTTCAGACGAGATGGTAATACGTGTACTTTTTATAATCAATGGTTAGAGTTTCATAGGCGAAGACTTTATGCCCGTGGGGAGCAGTCAATAGCAAAATACAAAACTGAATTTGCAGTTGATGGAGACTTATCTCATCTTAATATGGATTGGACTCCTGTCCCTATTATTCCCAAGTTCGTAGATATAGTAGTTAATGGAATGTATGATAGGATGTTTAAAGTTAAAGCTAGTGCCGTAGATGCTATAGCCTCGGAACGCAGATCAGCCTATGAAGATATGATTGAGGGTGATATGATAGCTAAAGACTTTTTATTGCAGACTCAAGAAGAGTTTGGAGTAAATGCCTTTAATGTACAGCAGGATAAACTTCCAGAAACCGATGATGAGTTAGCATTATATATGCAGATGAACTATAAGCCGGGGATAGAAATAGCCGAAGAGATAGGAATAGAAACTTTATTGGAGGAAAATCATTATGATGATATACGTAAACGAGTTGACTACGACCTTATGGTGGTAGGAATGGGTATGGTAAAACATACTTTTTTGCCCAATAGCGGAGTACAAGTAGATTATGTTGATCCCGCTAATGTAGTTTATAGTTATACAGAGTCTCCATATTTTAAAGATTGCTTTTATTTTGGCGAAGTAAAACGTGTCCCGGTATCAGAACTTTTAAAGATTAATCCCGACCTTACGGATGATGAGCTTAAAGATATAGTTCAGCTAGGATCGGCGTGGTATGACTATTATGGTATTCTTCGCCCTTACAGAGATAGCCTCTTTCAAAAAGATGTAGTTACATTACTCTATTATAATTATAAGACCACAAAACATATGGTCTACAAAAAGAAATTTTTAGATAATGGAGGAGAGAGAACCTTACGTAAAGATGAAAACTTTAATCCCGAAACAGAGGATCAGGAAAGATTTATAAAGCAAGAACGCAGAATAGATGTATGGTATGATGGCATCATGGTATTAGGAAGTAATTATCTATTAAAGTGGGAGTTAGCAAAAAATATGGTGCGACCTCAATCTGCTAGTCAGTATGCTAAACCTAATTATGTGGCGTGTGCGCCTAGAATGTATAAAGGAGTCATTGAATCTTTAGTAAGAAGAATGATTCCTTTTGCAGATTTAATACAGATGACTCACCTCAAATTGCAACAAGTATTGCAAAGAGTGGTTCCAGATGGGGTATTCATTGATGCCGATGGTTTAAATGAAGTCGATCTTGGAACGGGAGCCGCCTATAATCCCGAAGATGCATTAAGACTATATTTTCAAACGGGTAGTGTTATTGGTAGGAGCTTTACGCAAGATGGGGAATATAATCACGCTAAAATTCCAATTCAAGAACTAAATGCCAATAGCGGTCAAGCCAAAATTACAAGTCTCATAAATAGTTACAATCACTATTTAAATATGATAAGAGATGTAACGGGACTCAATGAAGCTAGAGATGCATCTACTCCTGACCCTAATTCATTGGTAGGACTTCAGAAATTAGCCGCCCTTAATTCTAATACTGCTACTAGACACATTTTAGATGGCAGTCTTTTTATTACTAAACACCTAGCAGAATGTTTATCTATTAGGATGTCCGATATATTAGAGTTTGCTCCTTTCCGTGAAGAATTTGCTAATCAAATTGGGAAATATAATATTAAACTCTTGGAATCCATTAATGATTTATATCTCCATGACTTTGGAATCTTTATTGAAGTAAGCCCGGATGAAGAGGAGAAAGCCCAGCTTGAGGCTAATATTCAAATGGCATTACAGCAAGATAGTATTAATTTAGAAGATGCTATCGATATCCGAATGCTTTCTAATTTAAAACTAGCCAATGAGTTATTAAAGGTTAAACGTAAAGAGAAAGCTAAACAAGACCAGGAGGCTGAAGAAAAGAAAATGCAGATGCAGTCGCAGATAAATATGCAGTCTCAACAAGCGGCATCTCAAGCTAAAATGCAACTATTAGAAATGGAGACCCAAGCCAAAATAAAAATAGAACAAGCAGAGGCGGCTTTTCAGATAGAAAAGTTAACGGCAGAAAAAGATCTTAAACAACAACTTATGCAGACTGAATTTCAAATGCAGATGCAATTAAAGAAAGTTGAGGCAGATGCTCTTCAACAAAGAGAGTCCGAGAGGGAAGTAGCTAAAGAAAGTCGCATATCTCAACAAAACACTCAACAATCCCACCTTATAGAACAACGACAGATGTCGGGGCCGACAGTAGATTTCGAGTCTAATGAAGACACGTTGGATGGCTTTGATTTATCAGAATTTGAGCCGGGTTAGTAAAATGTTAAAAAAAAATATTAACTTTGCTTTAATGGATACTAAATACTAAAATTAAATCTAATCTAATATGGCAGAGTTTCAAGTAAAATCTCTTGACGATGCGGAGGCAAAATCTCAACAAGAAGTTGAGGCAACTTTGTTGAAAGAAGATCAAGAGACAGCGACTCCGACCGAAACATCAGAAGTCGTGGTAAATGATACCACCAATGAAGTTAAAGTAGAGTCATCGCCTGTATCAACCGAGTCAGCAACAACTGAAGAAGTCGCAGAGACACCCGAAGAAGTTGTAGACCCATTAAATGAAAATAGCGTTCTTTCATATATTAATGAGAAATACGATAGAGAAGTTAGCTCTATCGATGAACTTTTTAAGGCAGAAGAAAAAGGAATAGACCTCCCAGAAGATGTCGAAGCCTTTTTGAAGTTTAAGAACGACACAGGGAGAGGCTTAAATGATTATGTAAAATTAAATACTAATTATGACGAGCTTGACCCCGACAAAGTATTAGCCGAGTTCTGGAGGCAGACTCAACCTCATTTAGATGAGGAGGATATAGCCTTTGAGTTAGAAAACAAATTTGGGTTTGATCCCGAATATGATGATGAGAGAGATGGGAAAAAGAGAACGATAGCTAAAAAACAAGAACTTTCAAAAGCCAAAAAGCATTGTGAGAATCTAAAAAAAGATTATCTGGTTCCACTAGAGGCGAGGGGACAAGACCTTTCAGAGGAGGATTCGAAAAGCTATGAGGCGTATAAAAAGTATGCTGAAGATTCTAAATCTCAACAAGAATATACTCAAAAGAGGCAAGAGTATTTCGCTAATAAAACAAATGAGTTGTTTACTAATGAGTTCAAAGGTTTTGAATTCCAACTAGCAGACGATAAAAATGTTGTTTATAAACCCGCAAGTGGTGACCAGATGCGAAAATCACAAGCTAATTTAGAGGGATTCGTTAACAAACACATCAATAAAGATGGATTTGTAAATGATGTTGGGAACTATCATCGCTCGTTAGCGGTGGCTATGAATCCAGAGGGATTTGCAAAATTCTTTTATGAGCAAGGGAAAGCAGATGCTATTGATAATGTTACCAAGGAAACGAAGAACATTGATATGACAAATGTTAGATCAGCTCCAGAAAGTGTAAATTCAGGAGGATTTAAAGTTACCAATTTAAGTAATGAAAAAATGGGGTCTAGGCTAGTAATAAGATCAAATAAATAATTTTAAATTGAAAACAAAAAAATAAAATATCATGGCAGCAGGTGTACAAGCGATACCGGGTTATGCATTAACCCCGTCCGCACAGAAAACGACTTTGCCGACTAACTATATAACTAATTTCAACTTCTTGAATCAGTATCTTCCAGATACCTATGAGAAAGAATTTGAGAGATATGGAAATAGGACAATAGCGGCTTTTTTAAGAATGGTGGGAGCAGAACTTCCAACTAATTCGGATTTAGTAAAATGGGCAGAACAAGGCAGATTACATACCAAATACACGGGTTGTACTACAACCGGGGCAGATGGTGCTACTGCAGCAACTAACGTACCTTACGTTGCAGAAGGTGCAGT